CGATTTCCGACATAGCTTTAGAGGAGTTAAAGGGGTGAACTGGTTTACATTGAATGCCGTGCTGCCCAAGCGCAACGAACAGCAGGTGCTGGCGATGTTGGATGAAGAGGTCAAGGTCCACAAGCGGCCCACCTTCATCGTCCGCATTCACCAGCGCTACACCATGCTGCGGGCGCAGCGGGAGCGTCAGGAACTGTTGGAGAAGGTCAAGTCGTGACCCGCGCGGCGCTGATCGAGGCGGCCATCCAGCATGTCAAGACTATAGCACCAAACTCTTACGAGGAGTGGGTCGGGCTCATCATCGACTTCACTTGCAGCGCTTGCGGAACGGATCCCACTCGCCACCCCGGCGAACGCAGTCCTGATACGCCTTCTCCTGTTCCGCTGTCATGCGTTTGGCCAGATGAGGAAGAAGGCTCTTGAACACAGCAGCGCCCAGACCGACCCAGAAGGTCGGCCGCCGCGCCACCAGATAGCCGCCAGCGCCGACGCCGACCAGCAGCGCGGCGATAGCGGCAATCTCCAGCCAGGTCATACCTTGGGCTGGTTCGGGACCATGTAGGTGACGACGGCGGTCAGGACCGCGCCAAGAATGACCGACACGCTGTCGATCAGGCTGGGCGTCACCCAGCCGGTCGAGATGCCGAACAAGCCGATGAGGGCCACAAGGCTGGTGATGAAGGCAGCTACGGCCTTATGTGCAGTCATGTTATTCACTCCGGGGTTAAGAAAAGTTTGCGTTCAGCCTCACGGCGGCGGGTCAACCCCGCCAACGCGCGGCCATGAACCTTGTTCCACATCAGGAATGCTTCGGCAGCGCCCTTGACGTCACCCGCGTTCAGGCGCCGCACAACCGACGAGCCCGCAAAGTTGCCGGGACCGATGTTGTAGCAGAGGCTGACCATCGCGGAGAACTGGTTGGGCGTCGGCTTGACGGTGACGGCCTTATCGACCGCCTGCTCGTACTTGCCCAAGTCGCGGGCCAGTATCTTCTCGGCCTCGGCGGCCGTGATCGTCATGCGCGGCGTCACCTTGGGTTCGCCGGCTGCCGACGTGTGGCCGTAACCGATGGTGTCCACGCCCGCGCTGCACTTGTACGCTTTCAGGCGAAGGCCCTCAAAGCTCTTGATCAAGTCCAGACCTGCGGCGTTGACCTTCACGTCTTGTCGGCCTTCTCGTTGACGCGGTCGAAGAGGCTGTTCAGCGTGCGGTCCACCTGGGCGAAGCCGGTGCGGATGTCGTTCTTGATGTCCGCAACGGCCGACTTGAAGTCGTCCTTTTGGACGTAGTTCAGCGGGATCTTCCGCACGTCTTCGTCGAGACGGTCCAGACTGTGGTACACCCGGCTCAAAACCCACCCACCCGTAACACTGACAGCCCCTACTGCGAGGTTGAAAAGCACTTGGTAGTCCACCGTGTCACCTCGTAGGATATTCGTATGTACGACCATACGCATCAGTCAAAAAGGCGTTTGGATTGTCTTCGCGGGCCTGAGCCATCGTATTGGCTACAGTGCCCGTTGCAGTCAAACCGGGCTTGGACGGACGCGGCAGTTCTCTTACGCCAGCCTTAACAGCGCTTGCGACTTTAGCGGCTTTCTTGACCGGCGCAGGCGCCGCAGGCATACCCGGCATCTGACGAACGGGCGCGGGCTTTAGCTTTGTCTGCATCTCTTTAAGCGCTTTGGCGGCCAGCTTAGGATCTAGCGCCTCAAGCGACATTTCAGCAATCGCCTTGTCGCTCAGTTTAGCGCCAACCAATCGTTTGACCATGTTGAACAAGGTCATAAAACGATTGAGCCAGCTTCCGGTGTTAGGCGTTGCGAACACGTCGCTAACGACGCCAGACGCGCGCTCACGACCAAACTTCTCCAAATCTTGCGTAAGGTTCTTATTGAGGCGTTCGGCGTCGATTGCTTTGATAGCGTTAATGTCGTTCTGGTTAAGTACGTCCTTAAACTTTTTAGACGTTGACGACCAGTTCAGCGCTTTCGTGATAGTGTCTCGCTCGTCCTCAAGCGCTTTGGCAAAAGCGTTGAAGTCCAAATCTGTCGTGCCCCGTTTTGTCGTGGGAGACAACTCGTCAAAAATAAACGCCGCCGCATCTGTACGGTTGATGGGCTTGCTATACATCTCAAAAAGTTCTTTGGCCGCCTTGCGTTCCGGCGACCGATCTCCATACCACTTTTCCATCTCTTGGACGGTATTCCAGAGTATCCGGTTTGACTGCGCGGCGGCCGGGTTTTTGACATTAGCTTTATACTCCGCCTTCATCTCTTCAATGATGTCGGACAGATACTTGCCGTTGTACTCAGCCGTTGTAGCGGGCGTTGTTACATCTTTGTATATGGGCCGGAAATCTGCGGTAACGCCCGCCTCTACGCGGTTTGTAGCCGCCGCGCGCGTTTCACCTGTAACCGCCACCCGTCGTTCGCTGCGCGCGTCAGCAGCGGCTTTTTTCGCCGCCGCCGCCACTTCAGGGCGGCCCAACAACTCGCGCAGCGCCGCGTCTTCTTTGAGGAAAGACTTATCGGCAGCCTCGTAAAAGGGATCGGCCATAGCTGCGCGCTTATCGACTGCTGCCTGGCGTTGCGCAGGAGTGCCTTTGATATTGGCAATCGGCGCTTCGATAGCCCGCTTGGCTTTTGTCGCTTGTTTAGCCGACGCCGCGCCGCCCCGTTCAGCCAGACGTTGCTGCATTGCAACGTATTCTGCCGCGCCTGTAGACGCAGCGGCTTCGGCCGCCGTACGCGGAAACGAACTTGGTTTTTCCAACGACGCGATAAGCGCGTTTACGTTCTGGCCTTCGGTGATGTCTGCCAACGCCCGCGCCTTTGGCCCGGCCAACACGCGGCGTCCTGTCGTCTCCAATTGCTGCACGACCTTGGGTAACAAATTCGTAGCAGTCTGTACCGCAGCGCCAGTCTGGGCGGGCACCATACGGTTGATCTGTTGGCCCGCAGCGCTCACGCCTTTGCCCGCCAGCGTAATCGGATCAATAGCGTTCGCCACTGCGCCGACTTTGCCGCCGACACTTGTCAAACCAGCAGCGCGCGCGGCGCCACCGACACCCGTTACGACGGTGGCGAGATCACCCAGAAAGCCTACCGGGTCTTCGCGCAGCGTGCGGCGGATCTTTTCGGCGCTGCCCCAGCGGTCGGCAATGACGCCACCAAACGCGGCAGCTTTTTCCGACGCCGCTGCGGCGGCTGCCGGATCGCTCAAGCTATCAAGAAAATTAACGCTACCTTGCGGCAGCGCTCCGTTGCGTTCAGCCAGAATAGCCGCGTTGCGAATGCCGCCCGCACCGATGTCGGCCATTGACGAGATGGTTTCGATGGGGTTGGTAACGGCTTCGTAAATGCCGCCGGCTAGGTTGGCAGCGCTGCTAGGAATGTTGGCCACTGTGGTCGGCAAATCGGTAACCACACCAGCAGCCGTTTCTGCATAGGATGGCTCTTGCAAACCAATTTTTGAGGTAAAATCCTCAAACGGCATGTCAGAGTAAAATTTGGCATGAAACTTTTCAGCCAGTTCAGCGTCCGTCAAGTCATTATACTGCGGGTATTTAGCCCGAATATCATTAATGCTTGCCATGTTACCGAATACCTAGAGGGTCATTTTTTTTATCCGCAGGTGCGTTTTGCTCAGCCGCGCCTGCGCCTTCAAGCGGCGCGTAAAATTGCGTGTCGCCCCATTCATTTTCGTATGCGTCTCGGACTTGCGCCTCAAGCCGTAATATATCGTTGGCGATGACGTTCAATTGATCATCAAGAACATCCGCATCCATTGTATCAAGATCAAGATTGGCAATGGCATCAGACACAAGTTTCCATTCTTGCACAGCCATGTTACCAAGTTTGCCCTGAAGTGACGCCGCCGCGCGGCCAAGCGTAGCGACAGACCCTTTCAGGTTCTTGTACTTGGTCTGAAAATCATACGCGCCGCTGAAATTGGACACGACAGGAATGTTTGGTGTGTTGGCCATAACCACGCCTGTATTCATAGCCTTTTGGTAGCCCGTCGTGTTCTTGAGGTCAGACACGACACCGTTAACTTTTTCCAGTTCGCGCAATGCGTTCTTGGCCGCGCCGTAATCTGTAGCCTGTACAGACTTCTGCTTGTTGTATGTCTGTGATCCAGGAACAGCTTCAACGCGCTGCTTTTCTGGGTTCCACCGCTCGCCTTTTTGCAACTGCACAGGCGGCGCTTCACCGGAAACAACGGCGGCTTTTTGAGCGGCTTCTGCGGCGGCCTCTTGCTCTCTAAGACGTATAGTGGCGGCTTCATACGCCGACATAGGTTTCGGTTGACCGGCAGCGGCGAGTTCTTGCTCGTACTTAAGTTCGGCCAACTTTTGTTGCCGGTCCTGAACACTAAATGTCTGCCCGCGCTGAATAGCGGACAGCGCTTCTTGCCCTGCGGGGCTGGACGACAGAGAACCAATCAACGCGGCTTGGATCTCTTCTATCGGCTTGCCATCCAAAGCCTCAACGTACTGAAGCAGACCGTCTTGGTATTCCGCCGGCGCAAGACTGAGCGCGGTTCTCAAGTCGCCTGTCTTGTACGCGTGCGCGTAGGCCGGAAGCAGTGCCTTGACGGCGGCGTCTTCCTGCGCCTTTGCGGTTGCCTTCTCATCTTCCGCAGCCTGCGCCTGTCGAGCCGTCTCGATCTGGTAAATGTTCTCCGCGCCTCGCACGCGCTGGTTCATCAGCGCGTTCACGTCCGGCATGGACACGTTCGCGAAGGCGTTGCTGACAATACTGGGGTCGAGCGGCATATGTCACCTATCAAAGAGTGGGCTGTACGTAACCTGCGGGCGGCGCATAGCCCAAACTGCTACCAGTGGACGGCGTGATGGACTGCAAGTAGTTCATGTACGGCTGGTTGGCGTAATAGCTGCCGATGCCTTGGCCGGCTGAAGTGAACGCATTGCCGATGGCGGAGCCTGTACCGGCCGCCAGTGCCGCGTTGGCGTTGCCGCGCTGCGCGGCAAGTTCGGCAAGCGCCGCGCCGGACGACCCGACGTTGGCGGCCTGCCCCACAGCCGCTGCCTGGCCCTGACCCGACAGGTAACGATACGGGTCCATGCGCGCCTCGCGCTGGGTGAGATAGCGGCTGAAAGCGTTCTCGTACTCGGAACTGGCGAGGTTCTGGCCGTACTGCTGGATGCCCTTGAGCGTGCCGCCCGACTGAAGCAGACCGCGCGCCGCTGCCGACCGTTCCAAAGCCTTCATGCCCTCGGCCATACGGAAGTTGTACCCCGGATCAGCTTGGAACTCGGCCATGCCGAAATCTTTGTATGGGGCCATTTTCTGGTACTCGGCCAGCGCGTTTGTGCCCGCCTCGACGTAGGGCTTGGTAAGCGCCAATTGTTGCGCCAAGGCTTGTTTCTGCAACTTGGCGGCCTTCTTGGAGGCCTTCTTTTGCTCGTCGGCCGCCTTGTTGCCACCAAAAATGCTGGCCCCCGCGCCTATAATCGCAGAACCGGCGATTACACCTGATACTGGATCGGGCATAAAGAAAACTCCTTCAAGTAAACGTCCAGTGGCTCGCCGTACAAGTGCATGACCTTCACGGCGTCTTTCATAGCAGTTGCGTGGCCCTTCGTCAAAAGGACAACTAATAGCACCAGGTCATAGTACCCAGCGCGCCAGATGAAGGACCGGGCGTCCGCCTGACCAGCGCGTTCAGCGTCGTCCGACGCCTTCCACTTCATCACCAGCAGCGCCAGCCCGGTCTGCAAAGCCTGAAAATTGGCGAGGTAGAACGGATTGGCTGGCATGCTGATCAGCGAGGACCAGATGACCGCGTCAAGGTCCGGCCGGGTCACCGGGTCGCCGTCCGCCACGTCGTCCAGCATCTGGATCATGCGCCAGATGTCCATGAGCCAGCCCGCCGCTTCGGGCGGCAGGTCCAGGTTCTCAAAGTGGACAATCAGGGATTGCGCTGCCTCATCCACTACGTCACCTCACGGCCGGACACCCGGATGTTGATGGCGCTCGCCGTGCCCGCAAGGGTCGAGATGAACCCGGACGGTCGCAGCACATGCCCGACCAGTTCGGGGAAGGTGTACGTCTCGCCCGCCTGCAACGTCTTGGTCTTGACGATCAAGTTGTCGTTACCAGCCGTGCTGGCGCCCGTCACCAGGTTCACGCTGATCGTGGCGGCGCTGGCCGAATAGTTGGTGGCGGTAAACTTGTCGATGATCGCCGTGACGCCGGTCGCGGTGTAGACGGTTGACTGCGAGTTGTTGGCGGTCTGTGCGGGGACAAGAACTGTTACGGTGACGGTCACGATGACCTCCTAAGCGCTGATATTGTCAGTGACGGTGAGGATGACGGATGGGATGGCAGGATGAACGGCTGACGCGGGGTCGGCAAATAGCGACACGGCCAAGTCCGACACCTCCCACATAAGTTCAAAATAGTCGCCTGCGTTCATGTCAAGCAAGAAGTTCCACGCTGCGACCGCTTCGGCGTTGTTGCCTTGGAGACGCAACGTCGTGGCTGAATTTGCCACATCCGTACCGTTCTTGCGCAGCCAAACCCAGACGTTATGCGTGCCGCCCGCTGTGTTAACAAACTGTGCTGAGAACTGGATGTTGTAGACGTTGTGCGTGTCCACGTACACCCGCGACGTTGGCGTCCCGATATACACGCCTTGGGTAATGTCGGTCGAATTGAACGTCATGGCGTAGGCCGTGTTGATGACCGCCGCCGTCTGGTCGGTCGTGTCGTAGAACGACCCGTAGCGCAACCGCTCAAGTTGCGGCGTGTTGGACGGCCCCAGCGCCAGTGCCTGCACGTCGGTGGCAAGCTGGGCGTACTGCGACAGGAGTGCTGACGAACTCTCGGCGTTCAGGGACGCCTGTGCCAGTAGTGCCGACAGGTCGATGTCTTGCGTCGGCGGTCCCTTCTGGACGTCTTCCAGCGACACGGTGCTTTGGCCTGTCTGGTTGAACAGGCTCAGCAGGAACAGATACCACTCACGCGCAATCAGCCCCGTGCGCGGGTCCGTCAGCGGGACGCGAGGCGGGGTGATGTTGGTGATGTTAGGCATTGGTCCGGCTCACCTGCAACTCGGCGCCCATGATGGCAATCTTGACCGGGTCGGTGCCGCTGATCTCGTAGACGCGGTCGCGCAACTTCATGGTCATGCCCAACCGTTGCCAGTAGGTGCGAAAGCCGTACTGACCGATTTTACCCATCTTGCGCCAGTGTTCGTTCGACCAAGTGTGACCGCCGTCGTCCGACCAACGCAGCATGACCTCCGGGTCGCTGCCCTGCCCGGTGACCAAGCCGACGCCGGTCTGGCAGTCCAACTGGAGCGCGTGCTGCGCCGAACGCATCAGGTCGTTCTGTCCCGTCGGCAGGGCGCGCCACGACCGCAGCCAGCGCTGCGGGGCGCCGTTGTCGGTGTAGACGTCAAGATCGTAGGCGTAGATGTTGCCGTTCTGGTAGTCGCCCACCAGCACTTGGTCTTGGTAGGATATCTGCGCCACCGGGCGCTGACGCACCCACGACCCGTTGCTCCAGCCCGCGCGCTCATGCCAGGCTCCCGTCGCGGCGTCATAGACCCACGTCTTGCCGGCGGTCGGGAACACCAGCACGTAGAAGGAGTGACCGTCCTGCTGGTAGGTGTAGCCGATGGCGTCGGTGAGCGTGCTGTACTGCTGGATCTGCCACTCGATGGCATGTGTCGAGATGCGCTGGCCTTGGTAGCCGTTGGCGGCGTAGACGATACCCCGGCCACGGTCGTCCTTGCCCAGCCAGTAGACCTGGTTGTTCATTTTGGCGGTGCTGTACCGCGCCGCGCAACCCAGTTCGTTGAACGCGCCCTGAATGCGGACCAACGGGAAGTCCGACAGCCCAGCGTTATACCAGACTTCCGTGGAGTTCTCGCCGAACAGCCAAACCTCGCGGTGATCGACGATCATGCTGACGATATTGTCCGGGTCGCCTTCCGCGCTGACAAAGTCCAGCGGATCGACGCTGGTGCCGTCGAGGAGCGCCGTCACCCAGATGCGCTGACTGTTGGGCTCGATGAACACAAAATAGCCGTCCAGATAGTCCACAAGCGACGCGCCGGGAAAGTCCGGGTCGGTGATCTGCGCAAAGACGCCCGTGCTGGTGTTGTAGATGTAGCCCGCCGGGTCCGCCGCAATCATGATCTGCGTGCCGTTGTCGGCCATGCTGACCGGACCGCTGCCGCCGACCGTGCCCTTGGCCGTCGCCACCCAAGAGGAGGTGATCTGGTAGAAGGTGTTGCCCGACACAACGTACAGGTAGACGCTGTGCCACCACATGCCGCGAATGGGGCCTAAACCGACGCTGACCTTCAGGCTGAGCCCCGGACAACGCTGGAGGAATGCGGGCTCCTTGCCTGCTTCCGGCACCATCTCCGGGAACAGGTTGATCATCTGGCTGTCGGCCGCGTTGACGCTGCGGGCGACATACGCGGAGCCAAGGATCGGTGTTTTCACTTAATAGTTTCCCGCAAAAATGTTGAACCGCTGCCGTGTGGCCACGATGCTGTAGGGCAGCGCCATGATGTCGTCGGGGTTGTTGATGCGCTTCAGGTTGCGCTTGGACGTCATGGCGATGCGCTGCACCTGGCGCGACGGTTCGACGCCAAATTCAGGGGCCAGTTCGCAGGCCAGATTGTACCGGAACGCGCGCAGGTAACCGGGCGGAAAGGCCAGATCCGTGCTGAGCGTCGCCGGCTGCGACAGTTCCTGCACCGAGACGATGTGGAACTCCAAGACCTTCGTCGGCACCGGGTAGACGTACATCTCGATGTTCGGGTACGTCATGTTGACCCACATCACCTGCGGATAGGTGCTGGTCACGGTCTTGACGGCGATGCCGTTGTATTGCTGCTGGTTGATCAGCTTGAGGCCAAACGAGATGCCGCTTGACGGGTCGCGGAAATAGGAAGCGTCGTCCACCAGAACTGGGCGCAGGGCGACGATGTCGCCTGTCGGCCCCATAGTGCGCGAGCGCGACCCCGGCGGCCACGTAACGACCTGGTCTATGGTCGAAAACACCGCCAGACGCTCGGTATTCCAACTGTCGATCATCTGGTTCATGGCGTTCAGCGCGTCTTGGGCGGTTTCGCCAGAAGGAACTTCGCCTTCCGCCAACTGACCAATGAGCCGCAAGGAACCGTAAATGATGTCGGCAGTTGTCGTCATGCTAGTCGTCCTTCCGGGGGCGGCCGCGACGGCGCGGAGCCTCTGCCATCACGTTAGCTTCAGCCGTCAATTCTGGCAAGTCGTCGGCCGGGGCTTCAGCGACCATTTCGTCCGGGTCGAAACGCACCCAGCCGTTCTGTTCGTCGTACTGCGCCTCCATTTCCATCGTGGCAATCTTGATGCCATGACGGTAGTGCATCAGGTAAATTTCAGCCATGGTTTTCCCTTGTGAAGAACAGGCGGTCCGAGAACCGCCTGTTTGATTACGCGATGAGGTTCAGCGCCTGAAGCCGACTTTCAAGCTGCGCAACGCGCGTCTGAAGGTTGGCGATGACGGCCAGCACCGAGTTGCCCTCGTCCTTGGTCACAAAGCCAAAAGGCGTCATGGAGGTCAAGTCCTGGATGGCGTAGTCCGGCGTGCCGGGAGCCGTTGAGGTGATCGACGTCAACTGCGTCGTCAGGGCTGCGCCCTTGGCCGAGTAGACCGGGTTAACGATGGTGGCGCCGTCGAGGTACGGGTCCTCGTAGGCAACACCAACAGGCTTCGTATTGGGCATGTTGTTCTCCTTGATGAGTTAGACCCCCGCCGAAGCGGGGGCCTGTTGCTTAGGCGATACGATAGATCGTGTACGCCGCATCACCCGTCTTGCGCCAACGGAAGATGCCCGAGGTGTTGCTTGTCTTGGTAATAGAGTCCTGAATTTCAGCGTTGCCGACAAGGGTGTTGCCCGTGCCTGCGCCAAACGTCACGTCGTTGGCTGCGTTATCACCAATATTGATGAACGCGCAGTCAAAGGTCGAACCGACCTTCAAGCTGGGAAACGCCGCATCAAGAAGAGCGCCGGTCGGGAACGTATACGTGCCCGCGTCCGTGCCGCCGCTGTCCATCGTGCAAACGCCCGTGGCAAGGTCGGCTGCGGTGATGGTTACGGTTGCGCCGGAAAGCGCCGCCGGAGCGGTGGTGTTGTAAAAGCTGATTTCGCCAAGATTGCCGTCGCCAATCTGGTAACCGCTAGCGCCATTCGCAAGTGCCATTGTCGTGTTCTCCTATCTTTACCTGTTAACCCCAGAGACGGCAAGCCATCGGGGCGCGGATGACCGAGTAGCCATACAGCACGTCAATACGGCACGGCAGGCGGTCATTGTTGATGTCGTACTGGCGCACAATTCGCATCGAGATGCCATTGTGAACCTGGCGAGAAGCCATATCGACACCCTGCGGCAGAAGAAGGTCGGCCGTAGCGAACGAGATAGCGTCCTTGTGGTAGATCAAGTTCTGCGGATAGGTCGTCGAAGCAGCGCCGACGAACGTCACGGCAGCGAGGTTCTGCGGGAAGCTGTTGACCGTGGCCAGAGCGTTCGACGGGGTGTAGATCGCCGGGCTGATGTTGACGTCCGTGAACTTGCTGGCGGCAGCGGTGTTAGCCGCAGTGACAACAAACTGCTGGAGCGAACCAGTGGACTGACGGGTCTGCGGGTTGACCGCGTACACGTTGGCAATCGTGAAGACGTCGCCGACAGCGAGGGTGTTACCCGTGGTGCCGTTCAGCGTAATTTTCGACGTGCCTTCAGCCGACATCGTGCCGTCCACCGTGATGGTACCGGTACGGCTGCCCGTGGTGTGCTGCTGGATCGACTGCGACATGTTGATTTCTTCGTAGCCGAGAACACCTTCGCCCATCATGCCGTTCTTGAACTGGCGGGAAATGGTGTCAACCGGGTTGAAGAGGCCCTTCATGCCTTCGACGAGGCCAGCGTTGGCGGCCGGGTTCACGGTCGCGTAGCGGCTCGGCATCATGGCGGCGAACTCGTTCAGCTTCTGCTGGCCCTGAAGCAGGACGAGCGAAGTGGCCGGGGTCGTGCCGGGGGTGCCGACGGAGGAGTAGATGCCCTTGTAGGCATTGGCGACGTCAGCGTCGATGGAGGACGCAAGCTGCGAGATACGCGGCTTGAGCACACGGTCGGCGAAGTCGTCGAGCTGCATGGTAAGTTCGGCAGACGTGAAGTTCACGCCGATGTGCTTCTGCGAAGCAACCGACAGGGTCGTGAACTGCTCGTTGTCGTCCTGCACCTGGAGGGCTGCACCGTCGGTGACCAGAGCGCGGTCAGGCAGACGGATGCGGAGGGTCGAACCGATCTTGGCGCCTTCGACAGCGAAGCTGTCGTCGTACTGACGGTTCACGTTGCGGGTGATCACCAGGTTGTTTTCAAGGATTTCGAGAGCCTTGCGGGTGATCATGTCGATGGTAAGAAGGCTATTAGCCATGATGTCTATGTCCTATGGACTAACGTCTGCGGTTAGCCTCGTACTTCTTGATCTGGCGCAGCCGTTCCGCTTCGATCCAATCCGACGTTGACATGGCCTTCACAGACCGTGGGTCGGTGGTGTCGTATGCAGGCGCACCAGAGGTGCGGGCCGTGACCGGAGCAATAGGTGCCGGGGCGGTGGAAGTTTTCTTGGCCGGTGGATTGTCGCCGAGTTTGGCTTCAATCTTTCCGATTTCCCGTGCCTGCAAGAGCGGTGATAGGCGCGCAATCCGTTCGGCTTCCTTGGGGTTCGATCCGAGGTAATAGATTACATCGGGGCCGTTATCCGAAGCCTGAATGGTCTGCGCCATCGTTTCCGTGACGGGGAGCTTGGGGTTGTAGGCGACCTGTTCAAAGTCGTCGTACTTGTTCCGCGCTTCCTCTTCACGGTCGTGATAGGCGTCGAGCGTAGCCTGGCGTTCAGCCTCTGCGTCGCGCTTCGCCAAGAGTTCCTGGGCTTTGCGTTCGGCAAGGGCGTCGGCGTAGGTCTGCGTGTCTGCGAAGTCGTCAGCTTTCAGCGGTTCCGATGGAACGGGCTGGGACTTGGCCTTCTGCGCCTGCTCGCGCTCCCATTTCCGTTGTTCTCTTGCGAGACGTTTGCCGACGATTGCGTCCAATTCTTCCTGAGTGAAGGTCTTGGATGCTTCCGTTGGCGTCGGTTCCGGCGGTGTATCTGTAGCGGCAACAGGTTCAGCCGTGGGGGCCTGTTCCGGCGCGGGCGCACCCGCTAGTTCGTTCTCGGTCATCTATTCACCTTTCGGTTCCTGGCGTGCCCTGCCAGTAGGGTTAGGGTTCTGTAACATGATTTGTTACGGCAGTCAAAGGGGGCTAAACCTCGTATGCAACGTTTAGCCGGATACTGTCGCCGGTTGCTAAAGTAGCGGGTGAAGTTGCAGTAACCACGCCGCTTGTGTCGCGGAAAATTCGAACATATTGGACGCTGTTAGGGATTTGACAGACACCGGTATAGTACGTGCCACTGTCATCAATCAGGGCCGTTCCGCACACCTGAACATATCCGTTTGTATTCGGCGCCCAAGTCGGAAGCGAAAACCGCAAATCGCCAGTGCCAAGCGTAGTGGTCGAACCAACGGTAAATATGATATTGACGTTAACCACTGTTCCGCTGCGCGAAGCGTAACCCACAAGTGTACCGTCTCCCAATACCGGCGCGGTGCCGCCCGATGTAATAGTCGGCGTGTAAGATATAGGGTAGTGGGATATTGAATTACGGTTATTTCCACTATTGTCAATGATTGGCAAGTTGTTGAAAATGGACCCGTCAAAAGCCCAAGCATCTGTAGATGCGGCTAACGTAATCTGCGGAGAAACATCGCAGCCAACCATGCAGTTATTATGGCCGTCTACCGTTAGCGCGGTCATATTTGCAATACGGCAATTGGACAACAACACGCCACGGCTGTCAGCCGTATATTTGAGATCAGATAAAAAACTATCCGATATATAGACGTTATTACACCCGCCAAAATCAAACGCGCAAGTGCCGCCAGTGTCAATCAAAGAAAACTTGCGGGGAACTGCTGAAAGCTGCTGTGTCGCAGAAATGACAACGGCGTAGCGGTTGGTGCCTGTTCCGGCGTTGCGGCGTTCAAAACGGCAGTCATAAACGGCAGACTGTGACCCAGCACCCACGGCAAACTGAAGAATAGCATCTTCCCAATCAGACGCCCGGACGCCCTGAATAACTTGCCTGCCTGCCGTACCTTGCAAATCAATACCAACGCCTGTGTAGTTAGCGCCGTCACCATTAAGGTATAAGTTTACAAGCCCTGCACCATCACCCAAAACAAACATCGTGCCATTAAAGGCATGGTTTAATTTTGTTACTTTGTTGGTTTCGCCAACCAGTACAGTGTTGGCGGGCAGCGTAAGAGTGGCAGTGCCGATCTTGTAAGCAACGGTTGGGTTAGGAACGTAAACGGTTTTTCCTGCGCCCGCTGCAATGGCGGCCACAAAGGCAGCCTGATCGTCAGTTGAACCGTCACCCGTTGCACCGTAATCTTGCACGTTGACCGGGGCCGTATTTACCATAAAGTATGTCGCTTTAGTCAGGCCCATGGCAGTTTAATCCTTGGTAAAGGCTTGCGTTTCGGCGTTTATTAGGCGTTGCGGCCAGTATTGAATGCGCTGGACATGCCCGCACCACACATTAGACCCTACGTGAGAGCCACCAATCCCAAGGTACGCCATGCCGCTTGGTACGCCGCCAGCGTAGAGCCCTGGATTGGCGGCACGGAAAGAAGACGCAGACGAGCTATCTTTGTAAGACATGATTGCCTTGCCAGTCACGTCTATAGGCCAAGAGTATGACGCTACCAAAGACGATCCGCTTACCGTTTTAATCGCGCGGCAATTACCTGACAAACGCTCTAACCGGAAAGCGTTTGCGTATGCGGCGGTGTCGTATATAGCGGCGGCGAACCTTACGTTTGCGTCTGTTGCGGGTATTTCAGCGGTGGCTTGCACGAGCAATGCACCTTCAGTCGCGTTATACCAATCGCTGAAGTTGGTGCCCGTCATGCTGACAACGTCGGCGTTTCTTGTCAGGCTTGTGGTCGTCGTTGGAATGTAGCTGGTGGCAAATGCACCTGCTTCAATCTGGGTTCCGGTAAGATATACGCCTTTGGTAACGTCGCCTACGTATGTGGATACGAGTGTGGCGTCTTTGTATATGACACAAATGCCCCTCGACTGCCCGCTTGGCGCCGTAAACTGCGTACTGATACTTACCCGATACCAACCGTCTAAAAACGCTTGTATAGTTGCAGATCCATTAGTGCCGGTTCCTCTGTTCGTAACGGAACCAACAGTGCCGGCGGCTAAGTTGACTACGCACCCCGAGCCGTTACCAGCGTTATCATCGACAATTAGCCCGATGTAGTCGCGCCCCAAGCCGCCGCGAAGCCATATAGAGTGCGTGACCGTAGATGAATTTGCATGGAAAAATCGAGCGTAATCGCACAGATGTTCCGCGTTTGCGGTCGTCTCTAGAAATTTAGTGCCTGTTCCCGTAGGTGACGTTGATATGTCGATTGCGTTTGGCGTAACATTCGCAATCGCCCAAGTTGCGTCGTACAAGCCGGAACTTGTGTGCGCGTTGAACCGTGTTTCTTCAATTAACAGCCCCCGGCAAACGCCCGTTAGAGGGTCAAAATCAAACCGGGGAAGGTTGGCATTGACAACTTCAACAACGCCACTGCTGTTGATGCGGGTAGCCGTGTCCAACGCTCTCGTTACAGTCACGCGCGCGTCTAAGGACGCGGTCGTAAAGTCTAACGCCATTCGCGGTAGAACGCGCTCTGAGGCGGTAGCAAGATATGATGGAACGATCATTTTTGCACCGTTAACTACAGATTTATGAGCGGGGTTGCGTTGATGGTCAATGTATAGATAGGTCTAGCCGAAACGTCCGGGTTTGTAGGTAGAAGATCAAAACGCAGTCTAGGACGGAATGACGTAAGGTTTGTATAGCCTGTCAGGTCGTCGCCAGGCTGCGAGCCCGTGGCCGAACTGGGGGTGACTGTACGCAAGCCCGTTGTTGCGGTGTCAACGATGCAAATCGTAGGTGTACCACCAAAACCTCGCACATAAACAAGCCCTGTGCCAGCTTTTGTGACGTTGATTGCGATAGACGAGATCATGTTGGGCACCATGAACTTGTCTATAATGGTCGCCTCGCGGGGGGACGGTAAAATTTCAGTCCCGCTAAACCCGTTCAAAACGCCCCCAACATACTTAAACTCGGTAGAGGTTTGGCCAAATTGAATGTCTGGGGCTAAAAAGGCGTAGAAACTAGACCCAGTTGTAGGGGCTGTGGTGTTCCACCGGACAGAGATTGTATACGGCCCCGAACCGGAAATATCCAAAATGCGCCCGTACACAGACCCATCTGTCTTCATAAGGTATGCGTTCACGCGCAAATCCGGGTACGTCGCAAACACCAAGTCATTGCCTGATATAGACGTCGGCGTGTACGAGGTGCTGGTAAAATCGTTGTAGATTATGGCGGCGCCACCGCCGTTTGTATTTCCGTTTAGCAGTTGAGAATTTTCAAAAGTAGCTTTTCCAGCAACAGTCGTTGTTACAGTGGTTGAGTTATTAAACCGAGGCCCTATGACGCTATCACGCACAGTGAGCGAAAACGGAGCAACATCAAAACGACCATGTATCGTAGACGAGTTAACAGCCAGTTTCTGTACGCCTGCGGCGGACGTAAGAGCGGGGAAAGTAGAGTTTGTTATTGTTACGTGGTCAATTAACTTATCTAGTTCAAGTTCGCTTGCGTAAGAGAGACAGCGGTTAAAAACCAAATGCTCGGCTGTCAGGCCGTAAACATTCAAACCTTCAAACTTGATGTTTTCAATATTGCACCGTTCTGCAACCGGCATCTGGAAGTTAATGTATGTACGCAAGCCGTACACAGTGCCGTTTTTCAGGCTGAAATTCTGCATCATGTTGGGCCAGTAAA